CCAATGTGTATGATATCAATTCCAAACATGCAAGTGTTGCGGAAGTGGTACCATGCTGTTGGGCTCTGCGGAACCATATTAACCACAGGTGTACCGGTCTTGCATAGTATGTACTCCGTATTACTCAGGTACGGCCAAATATGCTCACCCCAAATGATGAGATACGTGTTCAAGAACAGATCTCAGCTTGGGTTGGCTTCTGGTGTGAAAGTCGCGCAAGTGACTGATCGTGCTCGCGTTAGTTTTTACTACGCTTTTGGTATTACACCAGATGAGCAGGAAGCCATTGAGCAGTACTATAATAATTTGTCGCTGGAATTGAGTACGTCACAGCCTATCCAACGTGATGTACTTGTCGTAGCAACAGGGAATAACATAGTGACCAAATTATTTTAGCTATGCCAACCACAAACCAAAAGCGAATGCGACGTAAGATGCGCAACAAATCGAAGAATAAGCCAGTGTCTAGGGTAGACAGGGAAGTTAGCGCCCTTGGCAAGGCGCTAAGATCCCTTGGCAGTGCAGGTGGATCTGCTCTTGGGGCTCTTGCTGGAGCACCAGTTGCAGGTGGAGTAGTAGGCAACAACCTCGGAGCCGCTCTGTCAAAGTGGCTCGGGTTTGGGGACTACACAGTGCGCACAAACTCGGTGGTAAATAGGGCGTCCACAGGTATTCCTATGATGCACAAGGAAGGGCAATCAGTCACGATCAGGCATCGTGAATTCATTGCACAAGTTCGTGGTAGCACATCCTTCGCGGTTTTGAACTCATTTGTTCTTAACCCAGGTTTAGCAGCTACGTTCCCTTGGCTGTCCACTATAGCGGGCAGTTTTCAGGAATACAAATTCAAGGGTATTGTGTTTCACTACATTCCAAGTAGTGGCACAGCGGTGTCTGGAACCAATGCAGCATTGGGCACCGTGATGTTACAAACATCGTACCGTAGTAGTGATGTGGCACCACAATCCAAGACCGAGCTACTCAATGAGTACTGGTCTGGTGAGACTGTTCCTTGTGATACAGTCGCCCACCCCATCGAATGTGATCCGAATGAGAATCCGTTCAATGTTCAGTATGTACGCACCAGTAGTGCCGTGCCAGAAGGTGACTCCACATTGTTGTATGACTTGGGGGTCACACACCTTGCTGTCTCAGGACAGCAGGTGTCCGGCAACACTTTGGGTGACCTTTGGGTCACATATGAGGTCGAGTTGAAGAAGCCAATAGTTGCGAGTAATGTTACTTCCAACTACTTGACTAGTTCGACTGAGTTCACCTCTCCAATAGCCGGCAACAGACTATTCTCAGGCACCAAAGTGGACCGGGGTAACGTGTTGATTACGGGCTCTACAACACTCAATTCATTTTTCATTGAACCCATACGTGGGCAGTGGCTAGTGAACATTATTGTTGTTGCAGATACCACATTCACGTACACCGGACTCAACATACTGCCTACCACGAATGGTAATACGTTACCAATATCACCCGGCGGTGGCGCGAGTGCTTACGGATCTGTTGGTACAACAGCACACATTAACGCCATCGTGACGGCAGCGTTCGTGGTAATTGACAGCTCACAAGGCGTGGCTGTTAATCTTAGCGGTAGTGCTGCATTCACAGGCACAATAGCACGCACCATAGTCACGTTGACGCAATTTTAGACATCATCTTACATTGTTGCTTAAACACCACAAAACCCCGATAAAGAGCATAGGCGGTAATACAAGTCGATCGTTGGTAGTTCCCTCTCCAACGTGTGGTCCCGGCTTGTATCGCGAGGGAATGTCACCTAAGGTATAAATAAATACAAGCAACCCATTCAATTAACAACATCCATGACCACGGTCCAGCGTGGGTAAGTACGACGAAAGTCATTAGAATCTGGAACACATTCTCGAAATCTACGTGTGGGGGAGAATGGTACACAAAACAACC